TAACACTTACCATTTTTTACAGAATGACCTATGACCACTTGTAACTTGAGGTCATTGGGGTAGCTTCCTACTGGAATGTTATCCTCAGATGGACATTTAATAAAAAACTCTTTATCTTTTTTTACTTGAGGTTTATATTCTGGTGGCTGTGGTATTTCTGGTTGTGGTTGTTCTGGCTGTTTTACTGGATCTGTTGGAATAAATTTGTCAGGGTGATATTGCAAAGCCTCGAATGTTGGATAACTTACAACAGGATAATCAAGCTTTGGTTTATCAATGATATCTAAAGTTGTTGGATATTGTTCCCATGTTCTTGTTCTGGGAATATAAATTTCTTTTATCTGTATTCGTGGTATTTCAATTCTTGGGATTTCCAAGTTTGTTCACCTTTGGTGGTTCTGGTAGTTGTACAGATGGCCCTGTGAAATCTGGTATCTTATCTCCCATCACATCTGGTAACTTATCTTCAAGACCTCCCATGATCTTGTTTTTCAATGTCCTCTCAAATTCTGGGCTTTGCATGTATTTGACTGCCATAAATGCAAAAACACTCATTGACGAAACCATCAAGAATGAGATAATTGATAAAATATTTGCTATTTTTTGAAACATATGTGGAAAGAGGCGTTTATCAAAGCACTAGCACCAATAAGTTTGATGGTGTTGTTTTTGATTGTTGGTTTAGCCCCACTATATCTAATAGGGGGCATGATGACTAGACAGATGCAAGAGAAAATTAATTAATCAGCAGCTTCGGCTGTGTTTCCCTCGGCTACCCAATCAAGATACTCTTGATAATCGGTGTTTGCTTCGTCAAAAGGAATATGATGTTGTGTTTTATCTGCAAGAGTTTTTATAACAGAATTGACTTTATCATCAAGTCCTTTTTGTAATTTGTATGTAAAACTCATGTGTTACAACTCCGCTGAAAAAGTTAGTTTAGCAGTACTGTCATTGTCTGCTCCAAAAGTGCCAGCATTACCAGACGTAAGACCACTAGCAACATTCACCCCTAAAAATAATGTACTTGCAGAAGTATGAAATGTCTGTAAACTCGTTACAGAAATTCCACTACTAAAAACTAATCTAGCATTTCCACTCAAGGAAACTGTAGGTGCTGCTCTCATTGTAGGAATTGTCGGTGCGAAATGTGCTTGTGTTGTAGATACTGTAGCAACAGGACCAAAGGCAGCATAACCATCTGATGGTAACTCTGGGTATTGTTGAAAATACCTCTTACATAAAGTAAGATCTTGACTGAATGACTTATGCTCAAAATTTGTTGCAAGAGTACTAACTTCAAGTTGAACTCCTGTAATTTCTAATGTTGAATCATTTGTTGTCCACCATGTACTTGTATTTGCAGGTGTTCTTGAAGAACTATTAAATGTTGCCCATGAATTAAGTGAAACTGAGCCAGTTTCATCTGATCCAGAGAAATAAATAAGTTCTAAAATTAATCCTTCACCATTATCATTATTGAAAGTAATACCTGAATTTCCAGGAATTGTCTTTGTTATTTTTGTCCAAGTATCAGCAGTTAGTGAACCAGTTTCATATACATAGCGTCTAAATGTACCATCTTGTGATTTTAAATATCCATAAAAATTTTGAGCAACACTAGATTTAATCCAAAAACTTAACGTTACAAAACTTGAACTAGAATTATAATTCCAACCACTTTGAGCTATATCTTGTGCTTCTATTTTATGCTGAATTTGAAAATAATCAGCACTACCGAAACCAGAGGTTTGATTACCGTTTGTTATTTTTAAAGCTTTTCTAAACCCTAATGTGTAAGGTGTGGTTCCACTTGAAACATCAACTTGTGCTTGCGTAAGTGCTTCATCATGTCCCGCAAAACCCATTAAAAATCTATCAACAGTTGACATCCCACTTGTTGTAGATGACGTGCCACGTTGAGCTATTTGCATTGCTCCGTTAATGACTATATTTCTATTACCTAACTGGCCCGAGGCTATACTTGGTGTGTCAACAGTACCTGTAGTTGTAATAGTTTGACTTCCAAAATCTGGTGCAATTTTAGATCCAGCTATAGCAGCGTCAGATGCGACAGATGCATTTACAACAGCATTTGAGGCTAACTCATCTGCTCCAATTGCGTCATTTGCTACTAAAGCTTGAGTTATAGCATCATCAGCTATAGAGGCAGTTACCACACGATCAGCAATTATAGTTCCATCTAAATTACAAATTGAAATCCAAGCATTATTTGAAGAATTACGTAGTTTTAAAATATTTGCAGAAGTGTCTGCCCACCATTGGTAGGCATACATGGTTGATGGCTCAGATGAATTAGAGTTATTACTTACGATTGCAGCAAGGGCATTGTTTAAGTCTGTTCTAAAGCTGGCTCCCGATTGGTTTGCTATTACATAATCATGTGTTGCCATTACTTAATCCTTTTTATTTAAGTATATATTAGTTCATAACTAGAATATAAACACATTTACCCTCCTTTACCAAACCCAATCGCCGTATATTTGAAATTTAAATTTTTAAAATTATTACTTGAATCTCTTACCTCAATTACAAATTGTGTTCCTGTGACAGATGTAATTTTAAAATAGTCTCCTGATACAGCACCTTCTAATGTTATTCCAACAGTTGGTAAAAATGCTGAAGTTGAAGTATTAAGAGTGTTTGTGCCTGTAAAAAACGGTGAACCGAAAGTCACTGTCTTTGCAGAAGTACCAGATGCAATAGCTGTATTTACCGTTTCTGTTCGGCGTTTTACGCTTGCTTCAAATCCAAGCTCTGTAACATTTATATTTTGCGCTGGGTCGTTTGATGAAAGTTCTGTTTTAAATTTAAATCCTCTTGCTGTATATTCTCCATTGGCAAAAGTATTAAACTGTGTAAAGTTAGCTCCATAGGTGCAAGATGTTCCACTTGATATAGTCGCACTAGCACTTGCTGTTACTGTAAAAGAATTTACATCAGGGACAGTTTGGATTTCATAATTACCATCTGTTGCACTGCCAGCAGTAAAATCTATTACAACAAAATCACCTACTGAATATCCATGGGAGGTCTTAGAAATAGTTATCGTAGTCCCACTTTGCCCGTAGGTGGCTGAAACAGAAGTTGCAGGGTCAATGTCAGTTGTTGCAACTAAAAGTTTTGCATTTACATCATCTGGACTAGCACCATCAAAATCAGTCCAAGTATCGATATTTGCAGTTCTTGAATCAATTAGATCATTTACTAAAAGACCAGAAGTTACAAATCTTCTTTTTAAAGTAAGATTGAAAATGCCTTCAAGATCAACTTTATTTTGAAACTCATAACTACCGCTAGAATTTATGGGGCCAGCAAAATCAATATTTGATAAATCATCAATATTTTGTAATACATCATCTATTAGTAATGTTCCATCTAATAATAATCCATCAAAAGTTGCATCATAAAATGTATTAACTTTGTCACCTTGAAATGGCGGTGAGTCTGTATCTTCTCTCTCTGTAAGAACTACTTGATTTGGTTGTGGGTCTGGTAATGTAACAATTACTTTTGCTGCATTTTCAGATTTACGGCCACCATCATCAATAAATTTTATTAAATATGTCCCCTCTAATGCAGGGACTATAGCCTCTGTTGCATTTCCAGCAAGTTTTGGGATAATTTCTGTTGCATTTGCAAAAGTAGCTGTTGCTCCACTATTTGGTGTATGCCTTACTGAAATAGTGCCTCCATGAATCACGTCAACAGAGGTAGAAGGGTTGAATCTTAGTCGTACAAACTGATCTGATACAGGTTCTATTGTTAATCCGCTTGGATCCTCTGGTAAAGCTGTTTTTCCAACAGCAGAAAAAGTTAATGTTGAAGTATCTGAGCTTAAAACTCCTAAAGTATTTACTGATTTTACTGCAAATTTATATGATCCTAATCTTGACTCAAATAATTCAAAACTTGGTCTAGCAACTCTTATTCTTTCTGGATTGTCATTCTCATATTGAAATTCAAGTAAATATTCTTTTACACCCTTTACAGACTCCCATGATAAAAATATTTTTGAAACGGCTCTATTGTTTAAAACGACTATTTGTTCTGTTGCTGATAGATTAGATGGTGCTGCAGCTTCATCTATTAAAGTTGTTATAGTTCTTGGATTAAATGAGACTGTTGTATCTTCAACTTGTGCATATTTATTCGGATCATGTATTACAGCAGTAATTGTATATTCAGAACTATTTTTTTCTTCTATTGAAACAACTTTAAAAATTTGAAACTCAGTAGTTGTATTTTCAATTGCCCAAACACTATTTGATTGAGGTGTTGAAGAAAATGCTGAAGAAACTGTGATTGTTGAACCAGATATTGAACTTATCGACCTACTTTCAGTAGAACCATCTGATAAAACAACAGATAAAGTTGCAGAGTTTTCTATGGTCAAATCAGTATTATTTGCATCATCTACAACTATTTGTGTAGTTGAAACACCTGTTTTTATACGTCCACCCCTACGAACCCCTGCTCTTACAGAATCAGCAATTCCAATAATTGTTGCTGGTCTTACAATTACCCCAGCTTCCAATGTTGTTGTAAAAGTAACCAGTTCATTTTCTAATAAATTTGAATATAAAAACCATCTACCAAGACGATTTGCCTGACCAATAGATGTGCAAGCAAAAGATTTTATTGTTTTTCTAGTCCTTCCAAATTTTGTAGTTAGACCACTTAAAGCGGTAATTTGATCAGCAGTTATTAGTTCAAACTCCATTGATTGAGTTTGATTATCAAAATATTGAACCTCTACCTCTGTATATTTTAATCTTGCTCCTTGATTTTGATATGAAAATCCTTCTTCAGTTACATTTGAATTATTAAAAATATATTGAGGATCAGATGTATTGGTAGATGTATTCGTTGGCCGATCTTGTGATATTTGCAAAGTACCATTGCTATAAAAAGGTATGGCGTTCATTACAGAACAAAGATCATTTATCAAGGTATAGGCATCATTTCTTGTGTTCAGAATTATATTTGTTGAAAACCTTGGCTCTGTCGTATTTGTGATTGGATCTGTTATCAAAGCACTTGCATAGGCACTTGCAGAATAAAAACTAAAAACATCTAGATTTTCTTCTTGTACTATCCCATCACTACCACCAAACCCTTTATCTGTAGTCAAGATGTCATACAGAACCCATGCAGGGTCGCTACACCACTCTTTATTTGTTTTAAATGTACCGTTGAATGTATAACCATCTGGATAAATTACTCTTCCATTTGTACTATCCACTGTTGTATCATGCGGAACCTTGATCTTGGTACCCTTGACCCTATACATACGTCTTGGATAGCTTTGAAATTCTTGTGCATTGAATCTTACAGCAACATAGGCAAAACCTTGATAAGCACTTGTGTCTGTATTTATTTCTGTATAAGAAAGCCAATTTGTAGAATTTTGTAATTTTGGATCAGTGCCATCATCAGTATTTCTAAATACACTTAATGTCAAAGGAAAATTCATTGTCCTTTCAAAAATAAGTTCAAAATCTTTTACATAAGGATTTGTCGCTTTTCCATTTGTTACATCTAAAATTACTGGATTATTTATTGTCCCATTATTTTCAATAATTCTTATAGAAATTTTTACCTCTGCACCTATTACATCACCATTATCTTTAAATTCTTGTAGTTGTGGTATTTGAATCGAAACTCTTATTTTATCAACATCAGTATTAGATATAGTACGAGATAATCCCTGACTTGTTTTTACAGTACAATCTCCCTGAAAAGATGTATCTTCAAAAGTTGTGTTAACTACAAATGAAGTTGAAGTAGGAATAGAAAGAATGTTTTGTGTCTGTGGCTTTTCAGTTTGAACAGTTCCAGCCGCTGTTGTATTGGCCCAATGTACAACTTCACCAACAGAATAATTATGCGCACTGCCTGTTAATCCAACAAGCATTTGATTTGGACCTAAATTAACAGTTACACCACCTATAGTTGTTGTTTGACCGCCACTACCAGCAAGTGTATATGTACCTGTTCTTTCTGTAGCAAAAGGTGAATTGGTAAGAGCAACTCCAACAGAAATAGTATTTTCGATTGCGTTTATTTGCTGTAATGCAGTCTGATCGCTTGCGCCATTTTTTACAAATACTTCTACATCCGTAAAATTTTCATTACCTAAAGGATTCTGTAAAGGTGTGTTATCAAAAAAAACATTTTTTCTAAAAGTACTTGAACCAGCACCACCTTCATCAAAGATTCCATCTATCTCTCCATAACCCAGTAAATCAAGCACTGTTGCAAATTGCTTTGATCTAAGACCTCCATCTATTAAATCAGGATCAACAACCCTACCATCTGGTTCTCTACCAAATAATTGGTCTCCACCTTGTACCTGTCTTACCATTAGCTCAAACTCTGTCTAATTTGGGCAGTGTCAGTACCCGAACTGATTATAATTGAGCCGCTAAACACAAGTCCATATAAAATTGGGATTGGAACACCACTAGAACTAACGTTTTGGATGCCGCTAAAAGAATATGATCCTCTCATTCTTGGGTCAATATCACTTACAGATGATGCATTTTGAGGTGTATTTTGTGGAGAAATAAGTTCTGTTATTCCGCCAATAATCATTGAAGTTCCTATCGTTGTCAAACCAGTTGTAATAAGACCTGCAACAGTACTTCCTAAAAAACCAGTAAGAGCGGCTGATACCGCAGTACTAGCACCACCAGCAGTGAAAATTAAACCAGCTAAAAAAGTAAAGAAACCACCATGAGCAATCGGAATAATTTGAATATCGCCCTCACCTGACATTGAAAGATAATCTTCTGTAATTTCTCTTCCACCCATTTTAATTTTATAGACTTGATCGTTCATGTGTTTTTGTAAACCTTCAAAATTTGCCATCAAAAAACTCAATGCTTGCTGTGGAGATTTTACGGCAGCTTTGAAATATGATTTGCCTAAAAATTGTCTTAGTTTTCCATACACTTTTATTGTTTTTAAGTTTGTATCTTCTGATTCTTCAACTTTATTATCATCATAAATTAGAGAACCATTCCAATCTGAAGGCTGAAAAGTTTGCCAATCATCATCTAAAAGACTGTAAATAAAATAAGGAAATCCAAGTTGCTCACAAGCTTTTACATCAAGTTCTGAAGGTGTCGATTCTCCTTTCGGGTGACTATGTACTACACCAATTACTTGACCTGTATCTTCACATTCTGCCCAATCATCAGGATTAATAACAAAAAATTCTAGTTTACCTTCAGCAAGGTTTTTACAAGGCCAAAAAGTTTCCTTCCCATCTATAATTGCCAACAAACCACACGCTTCTTCTGGTGCTTGCTTTTTTGCATATTTTTCAAATGATTTTTTCCAAGACATTTTAGGCATTTACAAAAGTACCTACTCCAGCAAAATCTGCTCTTGTGACAAGCTTCTTTGGTGCAGTCACACCAAACAAATCAAAAGACCCTACCATTTCAAACGATACAACATTTCTATTTTCAGTAGTTTTTCTTTCAATAAAATAAACTTCTCTTGGTAACTCAGATGAGGCATCTGGTGTTCCAAATGGATTAACACTACTTGGAAAGTTAGTTGCATCAAGAAATCTACTAAGAGTGCGTCTGCGTGTAACTTTTGCCCCTGCAAGATCAGAAAAAGCTGTTGTTTGATTTGTAAGTTGAAGTATGGCAGTGATAGTTCCTAATAAATTTGAAAAAGTAAGAGTCGGTCTTGGTAATTTTCCTTTGCCTGTATATTTAAATCCACTTGCTTGAACAGGGATTCTTGTATATGTATTTGATTGCCATACAATATCAAGGCTATCTTTCATGTTATTACCAGCATGGAATAAATATACAGTTGGAGTTGTTATGGTTGCATTGACATTGAAAGATACATTTCCACTTGTCGACTGCGAAGTTGTAGCAGTGACGGTAAAAGTATTTGTAGCAACTGTTTGAATTGTATAAACTCCATCAATTCCATTTCCAGAAGTAAAATTAAGACTTAATATTAAACCAGCAGAAAAACCATGTGAATTAAGTGTGATCGTAATTGTACTGCCAGACTGCGAATATGTAGCTGTTTTTGCAGATTTCGTATAATGAACATCAGCTTTTAATTCAACAGAATATAACTCAATAATTGATTTATTTGTAAGTTCTTGTAGTTCAGCAGTTGGAGTAGACATCAGGGTTCAAAAACCTCCCTAAAAGTTGTGGTTATAATTGCTCTATTGTTATAAGGTATTGTTTTAGTCCATGTATCACAAACATATTGTCCAGCACCAGACAAAACAACTGATACAGTTCCATTTCCAGTACCAGAAGTAGATACAGTAACAGTGAAAGTATTTTGATCTGCGGCAGTTACTATTGCGTAACTCCCATCAGTAGGGTCGTTAGTACCTGAAAAATTTATAGTTACAACGTCACCTATTGCAAGACCATGATTTGTAACTGAAACAGTAACAGTAGTTGATCCTGATTGTGTCCAAGTTCCTGTTTGGGTACTCCCTTCTGCTGGTGGAGTAAATGTAAAGCTCGCCTGATCGTTTACCCTACTTCTTAAAAATCCTTCTATGACATCTGCATCAGTCTCAGATACGTTAAAAGTGAGATCATATACTTTAGGGTCTTGAGATAAGGGAAGGCCATATAAAGCCCTAAATTCGTATCCATCACCTAGCGAAGAAACCCTTACTTTGGGTTTGCTTGTTTTTCTCATTCCGTAGGTCGGAGTAATACTTGGAAAAGTAGCCATTATCTATTAAGTAAACCCCCAGCCCTTTGTTCATCAATTATAGTTGCTTGCACAACACTGGCAATAAGACCTCCAAGCTGATCGGCCTCAGATCCATTACCTTGAACAGAGGTTCCAGAGGCATCAACATTTACAGTAATCATATTATTAGTCGTACCACCACCACCACCAATTGCATTGTTTGGAATTATAGTACCTGCGACTTTAGGAACAAAAAGCTCTGGCCCCCTTTCCCCAACAACTGAAACTTTACCAACTGGTGGACTACCACCATTAGCAAACAAACCGCCCAAAATACCACCCAAGAAACCACCTATACCTTTTCCTTTTCCTCCCGAAGCAGATTTTCCAAAGTTTTCTCCAAAACCACCTAATATTTTTTCTATCTGTGCATCAATAATTTTATCTCTGATTCTATTTAATATATTGGTCATTGCTTGTCCAAAAGATTGTGCGCCTGTAATTGCATCCCTTAAATTACTTTTTATGCTGCCTTCAATTTCTTCACCTACAGCAGTCATTTTATCTTTTAGTTTATCTGTTTCTGTTTGTTGTTTTTTTATTTCTTCAGTGCTTTCTTTTTGAATATCAACTCTTTCTTTAAGTTTTTCATTTATTAGCTTATCGGATTCAAGTGTTTTATTTCTTCCCTCCAACATTCTTACATCAGCATCAATTTCTTTTAATTTTTCTTCAAGGGCTTTTTTTGATCGACCTTTTGCTGTTTCTAATCTCTCATTGATTTTTTCTCTCAAACCTTTTTGTTTTTCTAATTGTTTAGTAACTTCCTCTTCAGAACCTTTTGCAATAGCATCATTTAATTCATTTTGTGCTTTTTTTGTTTTTATTATTTGTGTTGTCAAAACTCCAAGACCAATAGCTAATGCACCAATGCCAGTTGCTGCAATAGCACCAGATAACCCAAGAACTGCAATTTTTAATGCAGCTATTTTTATTGTTATAGCTGCTATAGCTGCCCCTGCTATAGGAACTGCAACTGCAATAGCTTTTGCTGCGGCACCTATGCCAACAAGTAAAAGAGTTGCTTGACCAGCATCACTGTTTACAAATTCTGTTAATACAACTAAAAGTTTTGTCAAAACCTTTGTTCCTTCAATCACTGCTGGCTTCAGTAAATCACCAACGGCTCTTGATAAGTTTTCAGCCTCGTTTGATAAATCTTTAAATACTTGAGTAGGGTCTGCTTTAACTAAAGCCTCTAAAGAAGCTGCCCCTTCTGTTTCAATCGTTCTTAATGCCCTTAAAACAACTTCACTTGTTAATTTACCTTCAGCAGCTAATTCTTTAAGTTTTCCAATAGGTACATCTAGTTCATCTGCTATTGGCTGCAATAGTGTAGGGATTTGTTCTGAAATACTCCTAAATTCATCACCAGCAAGCCTTCCTGATCCAAGAGCCTGTGCTAACTGTCTAAATGCGTTTGAAGCTTCTATGGTTGATGCACCAGCCAATTTAGCAGCCGTATTAAATCCAAAGAATGTACTTTTAATATCTTCTACACCAACACCCAAAGGAGCTAGTCTTGCTGTTATATCTGTAATTCCTTCAAGTGCTTCAGTTGCACTTAGTCCAAAAGCTTTTTGTGCATCTGCCGCAATTTGTTGCGACTTTGCAAAAGTTCCAGATGCTTTTGTAAGTAAACCAAGTCTAACATTTAATTTTTCAAAGTTTGCAGAGGTATCTACTGCTTGTTTTGCTAATAATCCAACACCAATCCCAGCAATAGCTGTTCTAAGGCCACCAAATGCAGACTGTAGTTTTTGTGTTTTTGCTTGAACTCCAGTTAATGCTCTATTGGCACTAGTCGCATCAACTTTTAGTCTTACTACTGCCTCTGCCACAGATAAAAAAAGCCTTTATTATATATTACCTTGAATTGTGTTTTTGTCGTTGTATCTCTCTTTTTTCTTCTTCATGTTTGATCTCATAGTAACCAGCCCAATATATAAGCTCTACCTCAGTTATTGATTTTCTGAGTTCTTCTAAAGTTTTACCGAGTTCTGTTGCTAGGAATAACTCAAATCTAAGCCAGCTATCCCCTTTTATTCTTTTTTTGCTGTATCAATATCAAGAGTTATATCATGCAAAAATAATTCAATCTCATTTAATATTTTTTCTGGTAGTTCCCTTTGTAAATTAGGTGCATCAGCCATACTAAAAGCCTTTGTACCATCTTCTAACTCTGCCATTTGACAAAGTAATTGTGTTGAGACAGTAAGTGCCTCTTCAGAACCTGCAAGCTTTTGTGCCTTTACTCGATCAAACCTAGTAATAGGTTTAAAATATAGACTAACAGTTACATTTCCTTTTGAGTCCTTAATATCAAATTTACGTCTTGAAGTCATTTCATCTTTGAATGACTCTGCAATTAAATCAACAGTTCTTTTGTTTGGCATAAATTAAGTGCGAAGTATTTTTAATTTACTATATATCTGAAGTTATTGCACCTGTTGTCTGGAATGTAATGTTGATAACCTGTATCTCACCAAGAGTTGCTCCATATTCTGCATTTGTAATTATTCCAGAAAAACCAAATTTTTTAGCACTTGCTGAACTATCAGGAAACAGTTCAAACAATGCGTCACCAGCATCACCTGTTGTTAATATATCTTCAACAAATGCAAGGTAGTCTGAGTTTCCAGCATTGTCATATATTAATTCTGCTGAACCCTCACCAGAAATAAGGCCGCCAACAAAAGTTTTTGAGGTATCACCTTGAACTGTTGTTTCTTGAGTATCTTTAGTAATTGATAAAGACCAATTTCTAAGACCTGATATATCAGCTTCTGTTCCAGCAGCATTATGGAACATTATTTTACCGACATCACCTTTTACAGCAGCCATAACAAAAAAAAGAAATATTTATAAATATATTAACTCTTTTCAGACTTTTTTACATCTTTTTTAGGATTTTGTTGATTCTCCATATACCTTTTGCAATTAGGATCCCAGTAGTTTGCATCTCTTACACCTTTGACAGCTTCGATAGCGTCAAGCATTTCTTCAGTAATAACAAGTTTTGGCATGATTAAAGATCCTCATAGATGTTGAAAGTAATTCTGATTTGTGTTTGAAACTTACCTTCTGGACTTGATGCAAGTATCTCAGGCCCTACAGGTGAATCAAAAATTACATTAGATACAGTCACTCTATTGTATAAGTCTCTAAGCCTTTTGCAAATTGTAAAGTTAGACCCTGCTCCCAAACCTTCCTCAGTAAAAACATTTAAAAGCACCAAACCAACAACATTATTATCTGAATCAGTTGTTCCTCCCATTGTTAAATATTCACCAGCACCAAAACTTGTAATGCACTGAACAAAAGTATCTTCAGCAGTTGAGTCAAAGGTCATATTGTTAAATACAACAGGGATCGCTGGGCTTGAAGCAAGCTCTGTAGCTAACCTAGCCTCTATTGTAGATCTTACTGTATTCAAATCTGTAGCAGCCATTAAATACCCCTCTTAATCTGTTTCATAACATATTGTTCAAGCTCTTTTCCAATTAAAGCTGGAAAACCTGCTACAGTTTTTTGTTTTGTTCTATACTTTTTTCCCCATGATGGTGGCAAATTAGTTCCAAAACATACAGGCTCTGCATAAACAACATTATTAGTAACTGTTCCTTCAAGTGGCTTTATATCTGTCTGCCAAGCTGCTCTTAATCTACCTGTATCAACAGGTGTTGCTTTTTTTACTCTTTTTGTCCACTCCAAAGTAGTTGCAGCTACTAAATCAACAACTAATTCTTCAAAAAAATCATCAATCTCAGTTAATTTTATTTGTCTTGCCATCTTTACCTCAAGATAAGATCAAAACTTACTGGTGTATTATTTTGCTCATTTATTACAACTTGAACAATTTTAAATTCAACACTACTTATGACAACTCTATCTTTGGTTGTAGGGACAAATGTAAGATCACCAGCAGATATTGTAAGCAACTTATCCTGTGATTCAATCAAATCATTTACTTGATTTCTTGAAACATTACTTAATGCACCTTTAATGGTTGTATCAGATGTAGATTCTGAAATAGCTCCAGTAGTGGTGTTATATGCCCCTGCTGTTACTTGTCTTATAGTCACATCACCACCAAGCTTTTTGAGTGAAGCACTAGCAGCTTTTTTTAATGCATTAGCAAGACTCATAATGAATATGCAATAACCTGACCACTAGCAAGAGTGATACTTGTGATAACACCTTCAACTTCTGTTGATGCTTTCATTGTGATGCCGTTTATGGTTGATGAACCATTTTCTGTTAAGTTTTCAGCTACAAAAGTTGCTTCAGCATCTGCCAAACAATGAACTTTTCCAAATCTGCCTGTATGAGTTGCAGTATTTGTAATGATTAACCCTGCTGGGTATTGATAGCCGTAGTTCACTTTAAGACCTCTTGATTGATAAGTTTGCTCTTCCAATACCCATCAAGTAATGATCAACTATCGGTGGAATACGATCAATACCAGTAGCCCCATAAAATCTAGGAGTTACGTTTATATTTCCAATACTTACAGCAGCAAAGTCCTCTAAGCCGCTTAATTCTAACCCGTTCCTATTGTTATTTAGATATACAGCCAAAATTACCTGTGCGTGTTTTACCCTGTCTGGGATTTCAGTATCAAGGTAATAATCAGCAACTAATCTATTTGGAAAGCTTAAACCATACAAGTTGGTGTATGTGTCAGGTTTCCTTACTCCTGATCTAGGCCACTCCAAAGCTTGAGTATCATCTACCCTAGCTCCTAAAAATTTCTCTCTATCTATCCTTTGGGCTGCTGTAAACAAAGCACGATTTTTATTGTCGTTGCTTGAGCCGTCCCATGCGGCAGTATCATCACTGAGAACTAAACCCTCAATAAATGAGTTTGCATCAGCAAGAGTTATATAAGTGTTTGCGTTAGCACCGCCAACAGTAGCATCAAGAGTTATCGCCATTGAGTTTTACCTTTTTGGGCTTAGATTTTGGTTTTGGCTTTTCGAGAGTTTGAACAAGTGAAGCTGCCTTTTGGACAGCCTCATTTTGTTCTCTCATTCGCCTAAAAGCGAACATAGCCATTAGCTTGATGCACCCTTAAGAGCAACAAA